ATTATACCTTACTTTTTATTAGACCAGCTGTCAATCATTTTCTCACCCGACCTTCCCACTACATAACCCCCAACGCCGATCGTCAGTAGATTCCATAATTCAACTGGCAATTCTAGGACAATCATCTCTGGGTAGAAGATTCTAATAATGGGGAATAGTAGGTAATTACAAGCAATAATTATCACTACTACCATCATTAAAAGGGGCCTCCAAGAAGCCGTTAACCAGCTACTTGACTTTGATTCAGAGAGGATGATCTCTCCACGGATCTTTTCTATACTGTCGGAATGTTCTAATAGCGAGAGTTTTACTTCGCGTTCAATCTCCGAGCGTTTGTCTGAGTCAGGGATAATCTTTTTTAGGACATCCCCGATAATAGGCGCAAATAGCGCGATAATTGAAGTCATTTATTTTTCCTAATATGGGGGGTAATAACCCACAAATTACATAGCTGGAGTCTCCGGCCAAACTACATTGAAAGGCGCTCCCGGTTGATCTGTTATATCTCTTAGATCTTTTCTGTATTTTACCCAGCTAGGTGAACTTTTTCTTGGATTATCAGATACCTGAGTCCAGTCACTACTGCTTAGCTTGCTGAACCTCTCTTGCCTCAACTTACTCCAAGCTTCCTGTAGATCTTCTTCTGGGAAGTCCCCTGCCACTACTGGTAGAACCTCTCCACTTACTACCTTGGAGTTCAAATCAGGCAGGGTCTCGACTTCTAGGGCTGCATAATCATCGTCCTCGTAATCTTGTGGATTTTGGTCTCTTTGTAGCGTCTTTAAGCTTTTTACTCGACCATCCGATTTTCTATAAACAACAATATTCATCTCTTAGCTCCAAAAACTGACAGTGTACCATTAGCTAGGGTGACACCGCTGTTGGCTCCATACCACCATATGGCTATCGAGTGAGTGCCCGCAGACAAAGAGCCGCTCCAAGCCAAGTTGGGCATATCATTAGTTGCATCACCACCTCTTGACATTACAACCCCTCCGTTGACTAAAAGTTTAGTTTCATGGTATGAAAGCCCTGAGTAACCTTGTGCCCCTGACCACGTTACTAGTACTTGACCAGCTGCATCTAGTGTTAAGGACACAGATTGCACCGCACCATCAGCAGCACCACCCGCTTTATTGATAGTGTCAGTTGTTGATGCTGGTACAATTACCGCTTCCCCTTTGATCTGGAGAGTGTCGATAGAAGCCTCTACGAAAGAAGCGTAGTCAATATAGGCATTTTTGATGTATGTTCCCGCAGGGAAGGTAACACCATTTACCGTTCTTGGTGCGGTGAAGATTGTAAAGGGTTGGTCTCCGGCAGTACCAGTGGAGTTAAATACTGCAAACTGGTCAGCCCTTACGTTGAAAGCGGACCCTCCGACACCGGACAAAAGTTGGAAACCTGAAATGTTTCCGTTTAAGTCTACTGTCACACCGTATTTACCCTCTAGGCCATTGATGTCATTTTCAATCAGGCTAGTAGTTGTAATCGTGGCGTATTCCCCGGCAACCTCTGACCTAAGAGAGTCCACTGCTGCTGCGATAACTGCATCACCAGAAGGGTCTAGGGCATCCCAAGGGATTACCGCAGGGGCAATGTCCGCAGCAGTTACTTGGCGCGTAGACCCTGAAACAGGGCCAACGTAGTTAGAGGTGTTGCCCGAGTGGTCTACAGACCTAATCCAGTAGTATCTTGTGGTCAAAGGGGCGAGGTTAATCCTATTAAAGGTGCTACCCGCCGCGTTTGTAAGTTTAATTGCCGAGCCGAGGGTTGCGGTGGCACCCTCCCATATTTCCGTGTCCCTAAAGTCAAGATCAATAGGGTTAACCCAAGCTAGCTCAATGGAGCCTAAGTCCCCTTGTGCGGTTAGCCCCGTAGGGTCCGCAGGCGGAGTTGTATCGGGTGCAGGTGTGGCTACTGCGTCTGTACTCCAAGGCCCGTAAGAACCCAAGGCAGAGTAGCCTCTCACTCGAACCGAGTATTCTGCTGCAGCTGCTGGGTTAAGGATGTCGTATGAAGTGGTCCGAGTAGTTGCACTATTGCTGTAGGTGGGTGCAGCTGAAAGTTTCCACTGTACCTCGTAGCCTTCTACGTTTGCCTGCAGGATTTCGTCCCAAGTAACAGCAAGCCGACTGAAAGAAGTTCCGTCACTACCGATATTAACCCCCGGGGTGACCACTACGTTAGTGGGAGCGGGGATGCCGTAGTTATAGATGGGGCGGTCCTTGTAAGGGATGTCGTCGGAAACATTCCAAGCAAGAGCGTTTACATCAAAGAAATAAGCGGTGATTTCTAAGCTTAAGTCTTCGAGAACTTTGATTTCTTGTACTCGGAAGATGTCACCGTCAATACCTGACTGGGGCAGTGTGACCTTGATCATATCCCCGGGCTCTACCGTCAGAGCTTTCCTTGATACTGTAAACTTTACAGTCATGAGGGTGCGGGAAGACCGCACTATTTGCTCTGCACGAGCTAAGGCGTGGTATGGGTCTGTAATACCCTCTGCACTACCCTCGAACCTCAAGGGTTGCTGGTTGTCTTCTGACAAGTAGTCTAGGTGTACAGAGGAGCCCGTTTCAGGCCAAGTAACCGAGTCTGTCGCAAAGTCCTCATGCTCGTTCTCGAAAGTAACCGTTGCTTGGTTAAATCTTTCAGTAGCAGCGGGGAAGGAGATGTCGAAGTTCCTTCTTAGGATTTCGTCTTCCGTGAAATGGTGTGAAGGGTCAACAAGTGCCTCCAGTGCCGCTTGGCTAGAGGGGTAGTCTAGGTGAAGCCTATACTGACCCTGCTCAGACCATGTAAGCTCTGCGTAGTGCATTGTGCCTAGAATACTCTCGATGTTATCCCGGATAGTCCGAGCGGTATCGATAGTCAAGTTGCATTCATAGAGGGGAATGTCCCTTGTAGGTACTGTTGTGAGAACATAAGCGCCCGTGGGCTCCTCGTCGCTACCCCCGGTTTTATTCCACAGATAGTAGAGACCCGTATCGTCTGCTTTAAAGATAGTGTCGGAGAGGCCCTTGTCGTCCGGGTTAGGGAAGTTTGCGAGACTTGGGTATGCGCTAATTGGGAGCATCCCGTTGATGTGTCCGGCAATCTCCTGCCCCGGCAACACAATAGTATCACAAATATCTGCGGCTCTTTTAAAGGATTGTAGGTCGATGGCGGTCGCAGGTAAACCCCGTCCGCTGATGTCGTCCATAAGGTAGTCCAACAGAACATACGCAGGGTTATTTGAGTAGGCAGAGGACGGGCTTAGCTCGAAAGACTCGGTGATAGAGCGGACTTTTCGGCCCTCTACAAAGAAACTCACATCAGGAGCACCCCCGTAGTTGTTTTCATCACGGTTGAGACGAAACACCATACCTGCATAAGATGTGAAATTACTAAAGACGTTGGTGTCGGGATAACCGTTTAAGGTCATCATGGGGTCTACGCCGCCTTCGTTGTGGGATCGAATCATCAAACCGTGTTTGTAGTCCTGATGGTTCCACGCCTTCCCGTTTACATCGACATGTTTAACCCCATTAACGCCACCCTGACCATAGACTTGGTAACAGAAAAGAAACTCGTTTTTGTCGCCATCTACATTGTCGGCGTTATTTAGGGTATGCGAAAAAGACTGAACACCAAACTCATCCGGGCTAGCAAAATAATCACTGGAAACCCTGTGGTCATACTGGGTGCCGAATGCCCTCTGCCTCCCGTAAATCATTGGTAAAGATAGCGCTTCGTTTCTGACTTGGAAGACAGAACCCTTTCGCTTCTCGGCCGCACGTTTCATCTTATTCTGTTGAGATATCTGATAGGCGGTAGACGCCACAAATATGATTGCCTGAATAATCTTTAGAATAGCCATTATACTTTACCCCATCTTACTTGAAGGTCATAACCCTCGTGGATTCTATCGAAACTGGTGTCGGTTACGCTAAGCTGGTCCATGCCCGCCCTTGTTGTATAAAAGGATCTGACAAGGTCTAGATCGGACATAGGGGAAGTACCTTGGATTGTCAAGGTTTTGGATTCGAAATCATTACTGATTATAGGTGTGTCCACGTAACCCTTATAAATAGGGATCACCTCACCCACGCCGAGCAATGGGGTTCCTTGAGAATCAAAGAAGCCAACTTGAACTGAGATATTCTTACCAACAATGCCTGTACGAGCTTCCGCAAGTAGTTGGTTGTCGGGGTCTGCTACAACAATGTCATAGCTTTCTCTGTCAATAATCGAGGAGATCCTTGGGCTGGCAACGCTAAGAATAGCACCACTCGCCACGAAGGTATTGCCATCGTGAACTGCGTCGAAGCTCAAGCTTGACAGCCGATATGTGGAATTAAGCTCTAAGGTGATTAGAAAGAAGAAATCAAGCTTATCGAGACTCTCAAATAGAGCGCTAATAGTAGGGGAGAATGTTCTCATAGTTACACCGCCTCGATTAAGGTGATTGCCCCAGCTTCTGCCAGAATACCGTCTTGGTAGGTGATACCGCTGATGTTGTCTACAGATCTGAAGTAGGTGAAGTTTACAGAACTTCCCATTGCAAGCTGGTCTGAAGTAGTTAATGCTGTATTAAGCGGAGGGTATACTTCAACAACAGCAGAGCCCGTACCACTAAAATTAACGTCTTGCTTAACAATATATACTTTATCATGGTTGCTAAACTTAACAAAACTACCCCGCGGGAGAGTTCCTGAAGTAGATGCCACGCTTACACTCACTGAGGTGTCTCCTCCCGCTGCGGCTACACTAACAGGGGCGGTCGAAGAAGTTTGTGTTGCACGGTCATCTACTTCTTTAAGTTGCGGCATGACCATGGTATTGGCTGTGGCTATCTCATCAATAGACCCTAAGAGGATATCAGCAGCACCGTCGTTCGTCAAAACCGAAAAGGTCATTTCCCAGCGTTGTGCACCTTGTGACGCCCGGAGTTGCTTTAGGGAAACGGAGTCAGTCGCAAAAACAGGTTCGTTTGTTGTAATTTGTAAAGGGGCAAGGATCTTGCTACCTTTGTAGTAATATGTTGACATGTCATTGTCCTTGAATTATTGGTCTAGCGAGAAAGTGTAGAGTAGTTTCAACGGGTCTTATGCGTCGCCCTTCGATTACCCCCGTATTCCCTGTAGAGGTTACCCACCAGTTACAGTCTGCAATAAGAGCAGTGCCACTCCCATCGTGGGTCAGGGTGTAAGCGATGTCACCGTGTTTTGGTCTCTTATTAGTTATCTTTTCGTAATTAAAGCTTTTAGCGAAAGCACCGAAATCAGGGTAGCCATTTGCGTATACCCCATTTAAAAATTCTTTGTAGTCGTTATAATCTAATTTTAGATCTTCCAAGGGCGTACTACTACCTCTTAGGAATTTGTCGTAAAGCACAACCAAGGACCAACAATCAGTGTAACCCCATTCTCTTTCACGCTTCTCTGCAACGCGTTTCTGCATAACCCTCTTGGCCCTACTTAGGGCAAGGTTAACCTCGTCTTCACTGAAATACACTTCAAGTATCCTCTCTGTTACACTCTGCTACATTGTGCAGCAGGTTGCCACCTTAGATGGGGGACCCCCTCTAGATAACAACTTGCTGCACTCTGTGCTACTCTGTTATAGTCTCTCTTCGATAAACATTCTAACTAAGTCTGCTACAATATCGCTTCGTACAATATCGTCTACTGTAAACTCAATAACAGGCACATTCAAACCATGCTTTTGGCAAAGATACCCAAAACGCTTTAGATCTTTACCTTCTTTGACATCTGACTGCGCTGGGTCCCCCATTAGGATAAGCTTAGAGTTCTCACCAATACGGGTTGAGATTGCTTTAAGTTCGTCCATGTTTAGGTTCTGAGCTTCGTCTACGAGCACTAAGGCGTTCTCATAAGAGCGTCCGCGGATAGTCTCGATGGGTTGAATTTCGATTTGTTCTTTATTAAGCATGTACTCGTACTTGCCTGCGCCAAATGCCTTGCGTAGAACTTCTAGCATCGGCAAGAGCCAAGGTGTCATCTTTTCCTTGATATCCCCGGGGAAGTGCCCAAGAGACTTCCCGGTTGGTACGTTTGCCCTTGTTAGAACAATCTTCTTGTATCTGCCCTTCATGAAAAGTTGTGCTACAGTCCCCGCTGAACAGAACGTCTTACCAGTACCTGCGCAGCCCATTGCAATTACAACGGAGGAGCATTTAATGGACTCAATGAGAATGTCTTGTTTCTCGTTCTTTGGGATAATGTTAAACAAAGGCGTACGCTCCGACTTGTCAAAGTAGTTACGCTCCTGCTCGCGCTCGTAGGCTGGCTTTTGATAGGAGTTACGAAGTTTGCGTTTTGACATTAAGTTTTCCTTGAGATAAGGTGGGGTTTAAAAAAAAAAGCAGGGGGTGCGGAAGCTTACTCCTGCATCCCCCCTCGTTTTCGTTATTCACTGTAACCGTTTTGCTCGTTTAAGTGTCCTCTCCGCTTCAGATACTTCCCGCTCCCATGCCCACTTAATGTGATTAGCTTGCCAGAAGAATATAGCGTTAATAAACTCACCAGTGCGAGGTAGGGGTTCAATATAAGAACGTGCAGACAAAGTTTGATGTGTTGAACCACCAAAGAACGTAGCATTAAGGAAACGACTAACTAGGCTAACCAGCATCTCCAATACGCGGTAGAAGATGTATAAGGGGCGTTTCATCATGGCCAATATGTATCCTCTGTGAAGTCTGAGGGGATAGGGCCCATCTCTCTCAGTGCTTTAGCTGCAAAGACAATCTCAGTCTCTCGTGCAGCAGCAGCTTGTCCAAAAGCAAAGCATGTCTGTGCGTCCATTGTCACAAGGCTGTCATCAGAAGCGATCCATGCAAATGGGGTCTCTCGTCCATGCCAGAACAGATCACCTACCTGAGCACCATTAACCATTGCCCCCAGAGCCAAAGTACCTGCTCCAGAGATGCGAGCGATACTCTCAGGATCACGTTGATACATTACCCCTTGGAAATCGAAGTCCAGAGGAAGCCTGCGGTCACGTTCTTGTTTGATGTCGCGGATAAGGCTCTCACGGTCAGCAGCCAG